GAACACAACCAAGCGAACTCCCTCATGTTCACACACGAGTGAGCACGCCTGGCCCGGACCTCTTGTGGCGGGATCGTCACACCCGAGCCGCAAAACATACGGCCCCACTGCCACGTGCATCAGCATCGAAAAAGAGACGATTGCCTGCCTAGTGCAGACGGCCGAGGAAACCCACTCTCGGCTGGCGCTCAACGCAAATCACCCTCTCGCAGCGCGTACATAGTGGGTTGGCTCACCAAGGACTGAAGAGGTGCCGCCGCGAAACTCAACGTCTGTCCCAGCGACTGTATAAGGCCGACGGTCTGGCGGGCGGCGCGGACACCTGCTTCGAGGCTATCCGTGCCGCCTTTCAGGCCTGGCCGACGCGTGGTAGTCGAGGTCGCAACAGCAATCGGTCCCTGGCTGCCAACTCCCTATTTCGTGCCCTGCATGTCTCTGGCGTGGGCTAATTGAGCAACGGCGTCCGCCTTCGCGACAACGGAAGGGTTGGACGAGGGTATATCGATGTGGGCCTGTCCAGGAACAGTGTCGACAGGCCACCTCGTCATGAACTGTGCGTCGCACGAAATCGTCAACTCCTGCAAGAAAGTGGTACTCGATGCCGAGGTCCAAGAAAGGACCAGCATAGACATAGGGTGCGACTCCTCAGTCGACGTAGCCCACAACGCCACGTTGTCGAACCAATCGTCGATGTTAGCCATTGTACCCTTGTGCGGCCGGTACTCGTTGTACTTGGCATGATCCACAGGAATGCAGAAGAACGGCTTGTCGTGCAACTCGCCTTTGGCACCGAAATCCGCAAAGTCGGTGGTTTTGGTGAACTTCGGAGGCATCCCACGCAGCGACCCAGCCAATTCGTCCCATTGGATGCCAGTCATAACAGACGGAGCCGCAGGGAGTTTGAGCCGCTGTGTGAGGTGGGTGATGAAGACACGGCCGGATCGGTAAAGAGAAGCTGTGCTATTGACCATCCGGAAACCAACCTTCGTCACCCTGCTGCTCGTCGGACCACCAGCATTGAAACCCACCGACATGAGCGGAAGTGTCAGTGCCGTCGATACCGCAACCGATGCAGAGCCAGGGGTATACGTGATAAAGCGTCCCACAGTGCCATAGCCAGGTATCGCGCTACAAACCAACATATAGCCAGTGTTGATGGCCTGAGCGGGTTCGTGGCGGACCGTGCCTTGGACTGGGAACACACCAAAGTGATTGAAAAGGGACGGTGGAATGTACGGGGAAGCAGGCAGGTAGACGTTTGGAACGGCCGCCGACTTCGCAGGCTTCGCACGCGTCGCAACCACCATGGGTGCTTGCTTTTTACTCGTATCCTTGGCCCGAGCCTTTGCCTTGACCGCCGCACGTCGCGGAGGAGCGGCAACTCGCGCTTTCGTTCGGAGCTTCGCCATCGTCGAATGCTGCTAGCAAGGAGCATGCGCGGGGGGACAACTTCTAAGAAGTGCGCATGGAAAAAAGAAACAAGCCCTAGCCGGTGGTTTAACCAGCGGCCACCCGTTGGTGCGTGACATCGTTAGGTCCATGTTTACCACCCACACCCGGACGGATCACATCTGGACGAAGGGACATGCTTGAACAACCACATGCCTGATCCCCTAACGGTCCGTAACCATCCACGCCATGCCTCGGCTAACCCATGAGCTGTTGGGCAACTCACTCATGGTTCACCTTCATCCAGATAGGACATGTGCGCGGGGAGCGAACAGCTGCTGCTACAGCGTCTCCTTTAGCTTCACCTTCGTCTGCTGCCAACAGACCGCAAATTGGCTCGTATCCCATGCCCGGGAAGCATGAGAAGGAAGGTAATTCGGTGGGCAGGGACTGGCCTCCCTATTTTACACTGGTTGCCGGGAATAGAACACACTTTGGTGCCCCAATTCGGATACGCGAGGATGCACGACCCCTCAACCCCGAAGGGCTCGGCCGAACGGTTTATTCACGGTGTTACTCTGGGTAAGGCAATCCGCCATTGGACTTACGACGCCCGGGAATCCCATTTTGCACTAAGACTTCCAACTGAGACGAACCCCGCCGGGCAGGGAAGGCAACGGCGCTCAGCCGTCGCCAACCCCGAGCCATGGCCATCCGGCGCCCATCCCTCGAAACCAAAGAGGGGGGGCACTCCGGGGCGGGTCAGGCGTTTGAGAACTCAGTCTTCCATCCCGCGATTAAACCGCAGAAGGTCAGGCGTGTGAGCAAACCGCGTACCAACATGCAGAACAATCCCAACAACAGCGAGACGTACCTCGCTCCAAGCCGGCAGTTGCCTGTGCTCAAGACCTGGCAGCGCCCACTACTCACACGGATAACAACCGTGTGCCCCCAAGGTTCCGCCGAACGAAGCGGCCCCGACTGTACAACAAAACTGTGCCGGGCTGGCTAGCTCCGGCGCGCCACTCGAGCAGGGCAACAAAGCTCAAGCAGCGCAAGCAACACGTACCGCATCAGCGAAGCCCGCAGAGGCCGCGCCGACTTCAAAGCCACCCTCCACAACTTCGAGCAGGTCGTAATAACCTTCGATGGAGGCAACAAGCCCGAGAGACTTTGCGAGTTCTGGTTCCTCAAGTTCATCTCCACGAGCGAGTTCGCTTTCAAACCGAGCCAAAATGGTCTGGAAGCGGATGGTTTGGCGGTGAATCCGGTCGTCTGGTTGGTCAACATCGAACGCCCGGTATTCTTCAAATCCGACATCTTCCGGATCCAAGTCTAACGCAAAGACTTCA